AATAACCTCGTAGTGAGCGATCAGGTGCTAGTCGGTCCACAGATTGACGAGTACTTTCAGACTCAAGATCAGTTCCCGGAGCACGAGTACTACCCCGACCTGACCAGCTATTGCAGGCTCGGTGAGGACGTGTATCCCGCGGTAGAGGACGACAAGGGCAACATGACGGGGGGCGAGCTGAAGAACGGTGCGCCCGATGATTTCAAGAACGTCCCTGTCGTCGAGGAAACCCCCTAGCGCAGGTTTCACCCGTCAGCGTAAAACAATGTTGACGGGTGACCTGCACGGGGTTAGGGTGTCTGTAGTTGGCGCGACGAAGCGCCGGAAGGGTAGCGCAATGGTCCAGACGCAAGAGGACCTAATCAGAGAGTACGTCGACCGGCTTAGTGCCGATCGGGATGAGCCCTGTCAGCAGTGCGGGGCGATGTGCGTGGAGCTGTACAGTGCGGGGGGTCGCTACATCTGTGGCGATTGCCTGGACGATGACGCAGAGCGGTGGCCAGACGACGGGGATCGGTTCCCTCGGGAGGAAAAATGCGCGGATTAACACAGCAGTCGATCACGGTGCTCCAGTACCGTCTAGGGATGATGCCCAACGGGCCGAACGGCGGCGCTGATGGGGTCTATGGGCCCGCCACTAGGGAGGCTTGCGAGAGTTTTGCCCTCCCACTGACGGATGGGGCGGCCACTCCCGAGACATTTGAGGCAGCTGTGGGGATGGGGGTCGATCCGCACGGGAACCCGGATTGGTTTACGCAGATCAACGGCGACGGGCGGTTTGTGATCGAATCCCGCTCGACGCTCGCAGCCGGAGTGCCTGGGTCGCTCACGCCGCGCGGGTGGATGGTCCACCACACCGGCAACGGTGGGGACGCCCCACGGTGCAATGCAGAGCTGATGTCTGCCGGCCGTAGCGATCTGAGCGGACCCCTTTACAATTTCGTCGTCAACCGTGACCTATCGGTGCTCTGGCTGACCAACGGCCGCACGCACCACGCCGGTATGGGTGATGGTCGCGTGCTGGCGGCGGTCGAGAGGGGTCAGGTGCCACCGATTGCGGTGGCCGATGACACGTCCGGAAATAGCTATTTTCTGAGCGGCGCCGTAGACGGGCGCCCAGGCCAGCCCACCTACGAGCAGCAGTGCCGGGTGGCTGGGCTCGTCATAGCTAGGATGGAGATCCCGGCTGCCTCTGGTGGGTACCGCCTGGGATTGATCAGTCATGCGGATTGGACCGTGCGAAAAACGGACGTGAGCGAGGACGGTTTTGCAGCTGTGCTGGATGGGCTTGAGGAGCCCGAGCCCAAGCCCAAGCCCGAACCTGAACCCGACAGCGTCTATCGGTGCCCACATTGCGGCGAGCGAATCGTTGCCTCCGCTGGCTAGCAGGTGCTCGCGATGACTCGCGTGATGCCTCATGAGCGCGCCGACGGCGTTTGCGACGCTCGCCGGGTGACGCTAGTGGGAAAGGGCAGTCTTCCCGAACGTAGCTACTCTGGCGGGCGCGTATACGGGCTGACTGTCGACGTGGCTGGTACCCCGTACTACCGAGAGTTATCCTCGAAGGGTGACTAGCCCACACGCCGCAGCCGATCGCACGATTCGCGAGGTGATACGGCGCAGCGATCGCGCCATCCTGTCGACCGCTGACGCACGCCGGACCCTGCGCATGATGGAGCGGGCAGACGCGGAGCTAGCCCGCCGACTGGTCAGGGTGCTCGGCCGTTCCGGCGGGGATATCACCTACAGCGCGGCAAAAATAATGTCCACGCGCGAACAGATCGCGGTGGTAGTCGAGCGGACACGCCGCCAGCTAGGGCGGCAGGTCTACGAGGCTAGCCGCACGCTTAGCACTGCCGGCGTCCTAGACGCAGTCGAGACGATTACGCGGCTAGAGCGGCAATTTAGCGGGATCGCAGATATCACCCTGGATATCGACCGGGCGCGCACCCTGCAGAGCATCGCCACCGAAAATCTAGGGTCACTGCTCGCCCGTCATGAGGTCAGCGTGGGAAATTACGGCATCCACATGATCCGTCGGTTCGAGCTAGAGCTATCCCAGGGTCTGCTGCAGGGGGATACACAGGCGGAAATGGTGGCTCGACTGACCGGGCACGGCGGTGGCCGTGGGGTGCAGGGCGTGTTCCGCAAACAGGATTACTGGGCACGCCGTATCGTCCGCACTGAGAGCAGCTACGCATACAACCAAGCGAACTGGAAGGCCAACCGGCGGGCCAGCGCCCAATTTGGCGACATGGGCAAAAAGATCTTGGCCATTTTTGACCGTCGCACCGCTGCCGATTCGGTGTACGTTCATGGCCAGATTAGGCAGGTTGATGAGCCTTTTATTGACGGCGCTGGCAGAGTGTACCAGCACCCTCCGGGCCGCCCGAACGACCGGGAAACGGTAATCCCCTGGCGGATGGCGTGGCCCGAGACGGCGACGTCGCGACCTAGACCACCGGAGGAGGTAGGCCGGGTGGAGGTGGCCGCAATTCCAGACTACCGCAAGCCGGCCCGCGGACTGGCGCGACGTGAGGCGATAGACGACGTAGCGCAGCAGATTCGGCAGGAGAAAGCCCAGGCCGCCAACATGCGTCGAGCTGCGCGCGAGATGTACGGCCGCTGAGCGGGCCGCCTAGCACGTCCCCTAGCCGGCGTGATACAAATACGCACAACCGATGAGGTAATCATGGCTCAGCGCCCGCCGTTTATCCCACCCAAGCCCAAACCAAAGCCCCGGCCGAAACGGTGGCAAAAATGCTAGCGGCCTGCACTCCGGTCAGCCTAAACGGCTCGCTAGTCGTCCAGAGCGGTAGTCCGTGCGGCCCGTGCGGCGGCGCAAACGTCACAACGCTGACGCTTTCGCTAGGCTGCGGGACGGGGCTGTATCAGTCGGTGGTGAGCACTGATATTCCGATCTCGTTCAACAGCCCCAACGATTTCATTGACGTGCCGCTGCTTGAACAGCTTTCTGTGATTTCACTTTTCTACGCTCAGGCAAACGCGGCCCTAGTGTGGCGGATCAATGCAGCGCCGGCCGTTCTGCTCGGCAGTGGCGGCACATTCCCGACGCTGTTTGTTGGCGGTGAGGTGGTGGATCTGACGGTGGACGGCACACCCATCAGCGCAACGTTTGAGGCATCGGACCAGAGCGCGGCAGAGTGCGCAGCGCGCATCAATGCAGCGGCGGCGCTGCTGGGCTTGCTGCCACCCGCCAGCGTTGACGCGGTGTCCGGTCAGATCGTGATCACAGGCCGGCTTACGGGCCCGGAGAGCACCGTCGAGGTCACGCCTAGCGCAACGGCTACCCAGCTAGGGCTAAGCGGCTCAGCGACTGGTCAGGGCGAGGACGTGCCGATCAGCGGTACCGCGATCATGGAATTCGGGCAGCCTACGCCCGTCACACGGATTCAGGTCAAGGGCATCGCCGCTGGGGTGACGCTCTTGGCAGGCGGTACCCCGGCATAACGGCCGGGACCAAGGAGAACCCATGGCTACCACAATCAAACAGAACCTAAACCGCGCACAGCCGAATACCTACCCTAGCAATGGTCAAGTTGCCCTGATGGGCGATCTCGTGCTGGGCGGACGGATGAGCGTAGCCGGTGACGTGGCTTCGGACGTCCTAGAGCTGTCCCAAGGCGCACGCGCTGTTGCTGTCGTCGCAGCGTACGCAATGGTCGGCACCGCTACCGGGCAACTCACGCCAGTGATTGCGGGCGCAACGCCGGCCGCTGGGGAAGTCGGCCTAACGGCTGACGGCAACATTCTTTTCGCTGCTGCAGATGCGGTCACCTCCGCGCAGGTGGTTTACCTGGCGGTCGACGGCAAGGAATTTAGCGACGAGGTCTCCATCGCAGCCGGAGCGGGGTCCTTCCAACAGCAACGCCAGGGCGTTTTGCTGCTTGAGGTCAAGGTTGACGGCGCACAGCGTACCATCATCAACCGAGGCGGCGCACCCGCGGCGGGCGAAGTCTGTCTTAGCGACGACGGCCAGCTCACTTTCAACGCTGCGGATGATGGACTCAAGGCCGAGGTCCGTTACCTTGCTCAGCAGGGCGTAGGGTTTGGCACTGATGCCGACGCTCCGACCCGACTCACGACCCTTCAAGAAGACCTCTTCTAGGATAGGCGACAATGTCTGACCCGAACGACACCCAACCAGCCCCTGCGCCTGCAGCAGAGGGGGCAGCCCAAACACCCGCGCCAGCGCCTACCGAGGCACCCGCGCCCCAACCTAGCCCGCACGCTGACAATGAGGTTCGCATGACTCAGGCCCAGCTCGACGAGCGGCTAGAGCGCGGCTTCAAGGCCATGTTGTCTAAGCAATTCGGCACCAACGACCCGAGCCAGCTTCAGGCCATGATCAACGAAGCTAATGATCTAAAGGCCAAGGCGGAAGAGCAGCGAAAAGCCGAGATGTCTGCGGTCGAGCGAGCCCAAGCCGAGAAAGCCGAGCTAGAGCAAAAGATGACGGCTCTGCAGCAGCAGCATGAGGATATGGTCTGGCAAAACGACCTACGGCGTGAGTGCATGTCACTTGGAATCAAAGACTACGCCTACGCCGACTACCGCATCCGTGAGGCAGCCGCGCGGGTGGGCGATGACGAGGACTTTGACGTCACGGCATTTCTGAAGGCCGACATGGTTGAGAGGGCCGCGGCCTACGGAATGGTTGAGCAGGAGCGGGTACCCGCTAGCACGGTGCCCACCGAGAGCGCTGCAGCACCGTCGCCGGATCGGTCACCCTCAGGGGATGGCCTGAACGCTGACGATCTGAGCCCAGAGGAGTTGTCCAAGGCGATCGCGTCTTGGTCATAATCGCGCCTACAGCGGTTTTGCTGTAGCATTTGACAACGCAAAAAAAAGGCAGGCGCGGCAGGGATACGCTTGGGGCGGCGGAAATAGCCCGACATCCCTGCCTCGCCTATGCTCCTGGGTCCCACACACGCGACTGCGGCGGAAATAGCAGGACGGCGACTCTGTGCATCTCTTGGCCAAACAGGAGACCACATCATGTCCATCGCAGTCTCGGGAGCTACAGGCCCCCAATCCGTAGAAGAGCTCATTCAGCAGAACTGGCTCAAGCGCAAATTTGAGGCAGCTCTATTCCCCGCCCTGCAGTGGCGTCGCGACGTTCCGGTCGAGCGCTGGGAGCAGAACCGCGGGCAGGAAATGCTGATGACGCGGAACGGCCTCATTGAGCCGAACACCAACCCGCTCACACCTGGCACTGACCCCACGCCTTCGAGCTACGACTCCGAACAGTGGCGCGTCATCGCTCAGCAGAACGGCAACACGCTTGATACGAGCATGCCGACCAGCTTTGTGGCGCTGCGCTCGCTTGCGCTGGAGAACGCTAACAAGCTGGGCCTGAACGCGGGCCAGACGATCAACCGCATTATCCGTGACCGTTTGATGACTGCCTACCTGGGTGGCCAGACTAACGCTATCAACGCCGTTGCCGCCGGTCTTTCTCAGATCCCCGTGGCGAGCGTGAACGGGTTTACGGAGCAGCTGTTCCGCGGACGGCCGACCCCTGTTAGCGCAGTCAATCCGATCAATGTCTCGTTCTCGACGGTTGGCGAGCCCGTCAACCAGGTTATCGGCGCATCGCCCGCAGACCCCTCCAAGCCCAACGGTGCGGGCCTGATTACTCTCGCACAGCCGCTGACTGTGGGCGTTGCCCAGCGAGACGTCATCAACTCGCAAAACCAAGCGGTTCGCCGCCGGTCTGGCGGTTCTGCGAGCATCGATGGCATTACCGCGACGTCCATGCTCAAGGTTGCTGATTTGCGAGCGGCAGTAACCCGCCTGCGTCGCACGAACGTTCCGACGTTCCCAGACGGCCGTTACCGCTGCATCATCGACCCCGTTGGCGTGGATCAGCTCTATGCCGACAACGAATGGCAGCGCTTGCAGCAGTCGTTGCCTGACGGCGCTTACAAGGACTTCAACCTTGCGGGCGCGTTCGTCGATTCGCTATTCATCATGGATAACGAGACACCGAACCTTGAGACGGTCAACCCCGACAGCCTTCAGGAAACGGGCGGTCTGTCGATCGGTTCGTCTGAAATCGGCGCAGACCTCGTCAACGCAAGCGGGGTCCCGGTTGCCCGCGCTATCATGTTCGGCATGGAACAAGCGGTCGAGTACCGCATCCCAGAAGCCGACTACCTGACGCAGGCCGGCGTAACTGGCCAGACTGGGGCTATGTCCGGCATTCAGAACGGCAACTACATCGTTCCGACTGAGGGCATTCGGTACATTTGGCGCGCTCCGCTTGACCGCCTGCAGCAGGTGGTTTCGATGTCCTGGAGCTGGTCTGGCGACTTCGGAATCCCGTCCGATCAGACCACTGGCGATGGCGCACGCTTCAAGCGCGCTGTGGTCATCGAGCACGCTGGCGCTGGGGCATAGTCCCAGCCATTTAGGGCGGTCGGCCGTACCTGCATTGGGTCGGCCGCCTGTTACCCCGAGCAAGGTTTGAACATGTCAAAATACAACCGCTGGACTCACGCAAAGCTGAGCAAGGAACTCAAAGGACGGCCCGACGCTGAGTCCGTCGTGGACAACCTTCATGTGGCTAGACCCGCAGACATGCGCGCGATCTTGTCAGCGCTGGACGCCGGGCACACTGACGTTGTTCGCCGATACGCCGATCAGTTCCGAAAAGCGGTAGAGGAATCAGAGAAGACCGTGGCGAACATGCGCGCCAAAATGGGAGAGGCTAGGGCCCCCAAGAGCGCTCAGGAACAACGCGACGACTCAGCCGCAGCGAAGCAGGAGGAAGCCGCCCAGGCCGTTCAGGCAGCCGTTGCCGCATCCGCCGAAAAGCGAGAGGCAGCCAAAGCTAAAGCCGAAGCTAAGCGTGCGAAGGAGTCAGAAGCGCAGCGTGAAGCGCGCGAAGCCGCGGAGGCTGAGGGCCTAGCCATGATCGAACGGATGCGCGCGGGTATCCAGTTCGGCGGCGCGAAGGACGAGCCCAAAAAGCCACCTAGAACGGCTCAAGAGCTAGTTGAATCAATGGGCCTTGTTTACGAGGACACCAAGCCCGAGCAGAAAACCTACCTTGTCACAAAGGGCGGTCAGTACGCCGTAAGCGGATCGAACATTCATCAGATGCCCGAGGGTTCGATTGTTGACGATCGCAACTACGACATCACGGCACTACGGCAAGGCGGCTGCGAGCTAGAGGACGTCACTGGTCGGGTGGTGGTCAAGCCCGACGCGCTAGGCAACTCGCTGCTCGTGGAAATCATGGAGGACGCCGAATGATCCCGGTTCGCTCAGGTCGTGGTGATAGGCGGATTTACAGCTACGGGCTACCCGTGCGTCATCAGAACACCATGCCACCCACTGGGCGAAGCACTGGCGGCCTAAAGGTCAAAGCTGCCTTTCTCAAGCGTAAAAAGCGCAAACCTAAGCAGAAGGGTAAGTCATGAGCACCGCACCATTTACCGAGGTCGAGCGCACGCGAATCAAAAAGCAGCTGAGCTACGCGAACTGGGCGAACATTTCGCCATCGTTCAATCTTGGCGTTCCGCAGGGGAACCAGTTCTCCTATTTGGTCGATACGACATTCGACCGCATCACCCCCGACGCCAGAGCGCTTGTGCGGCAGGACTTGGAGCGGTGCGAGTGTACAGAGGCGCAGATCTTTGGGGCGCAGGAGCGGCTACAGGCCAGCCAGCTAGGGGAAATCAAAATGAATCCCCAGGAAATCCCCGCGCTCAAGGAGTCGCTAAACTACTGGCGCAAATCGCTAGCCGACGATCTAGGCGTCTGGCAACAGCCCTACAGCATCGTTGTGGGCGATCAGCTGCTTGAGGGCGGTATTAGCGGGAAGGTTGGCCGATGACGGTCAAAAGCAACCTCGACGACCCGCCCCGCCCAAGAAGCAACCCGCGCCCGGTGCCGCCGGACCGCGATCCGTCGCTGCATCCCAACCCGATGCCGTCGCGTTCTCTCGTGGAGTCGCTTGGCTATGTGGCGGACGATCTGAGGCAGATCTACACGAACCTTGGGGCGCGACCCTACCGGATCAACGCTGTCGTAGTCCGCTGGACGGGTGGCGCGATCGGGAGAGGCAAGCAGGAAGTGGTTAGCTCGAAGCCCGTAGAGCCCACCCCTCGCGTCAATCTTGCGCCGCTGCGAAATGAGATGACATCCGGCGGTCTGCAAGAAAAGGGGTACATCCGAGCGGACCAAATCAGCCCCAACTTTACAGAAGACGACATCATTTATTCGATGTACGAAATTCAGCCGCTACCCGATGGCTATCAGGCCGTCTGGGACATGTTTATCGATGACCGCGACGGTAGGACCGTCAAGCGCCGACTAGTCCCCAAGGGGCCGCCAGAGCGCCACCCTACGCGGCTGGAGTGGTCGTGCGAGTTCCTTAGGCAGGACGAAAACGAAAGCCGCGAGGTTTTCCCGTCGCCGATTACACACAGCCCCGAAGAGCTTCAAGCAGGCTCAGAACCCAAGCCCCGAAAGCTGTACTGATGGGCAAGCGGATCACAATCAAGGGGCTAGGCAAGGGCCGGGGCGCGGTATTGAAACGACTCGCCACGCGGGTCGGAGAACTTCCCGACAAAATGGACGCCGCGGTGATTCTTGGGCTGCAGTCCGCTACACAGCGCGGGATTGGTGAGGTTGTCCATCAAATCGACAGCACGAAGCCTTACGCGCCCAACGACGTAGGGACGCTGAGAAGCTCTGTCAGGGGCCTCAACCGACCGACAGGGGGCGAGCTTCGGGTTGAGGCTCCGCACGCTGGGCCCATCGAATACGGAACGCGCCCGTACAGCCCGCCGATCGCACCCCTTGCTGAGTGGGCCCTTCGTAAGGGCTTGGCCCAAGACGAAAAGAAAGCGAAGTCCATTGCATTTGGTATCCGCAAAAAGGCATCGGTGAAAGGCTTCGCGCCCAAACACTACTTCCGCCGGGCCATGCAAGTGGTCCGCAAGACGATAATCCCCGCTGAGGTTGAGCGGGAGCTGGAGAAAGTCTCATGAAGGTCAAGGCAGCCGTTCTAAAAAAGCGCCGAGAGATGAAAGGCGGCAGCAATGCGGGCAAGTATGCGGGCGTGAAGGAGTTCGCCGGTCCAGCTGGCGGGGCTCCTCCCGGAACATTTCCGGTCAATACCCTTGCGCGTGCACGCAACGCGCTTAGCCGCGCGCATCTTGCACCCCGGCCCGACGCGCTCAAGCGGTACGTTTACAAGAAGTTCCCCCAGCTAGCGAACTCACCAGAAGCCAAAAAGCTACTTGGCAAGGGTAAGGGCAAATAGTGCTCTACCCCGCCCCACAGACCGGCGCGTCACCGGCCGAAAAGCCGGACGCTGTCCAGTACCCGCCCGCAGCGCTGTCTACCATGGACCCGCGGACTGCGATGGCGTGGGCGCTTGGTCAGGTGCTGGGCGGTGCCGTGTTTGTGCGTCCAGGGGCCGAAGGGGGGCCGCCTGTACCGTTTGCGCTGGATTGCGTGTTCGACCAGTGGCCAACGTCTCAGCAGATTCGGGAGCTGCCGTGCGCTTCGATTGTGGACGAGCAAGAAACGGAAATGGAGGCTCACAACCTAGTGCCGACCATTCTCGAAGAAACTCGCGACCAGTTTTGTGAGGGCTCCGTACTGTGGCAGGACAACCGCGCGGCCACCACGTTTCAGGTCGATATCTGGGCGCAATACAACGAAACCGTGAGCGGGGTGATCTCAAGGCTCCCGGCCATTTTCAACCCTTCAGAGGTTCGGGCCGGTATTTTGGTTGAAGTGCCCGAGTACTACTGCCGCAAAGTGCGGCTAACTCTTTTGAACTATCGGCCGATCAATACGGCCGCGTCCGTGTTTGAAAATGAGCGGCGCATTCTGTGCAGAGTCCGCGCGGAAGTAGATAGCGTGCATCTGCGATTCGTTGAACCGCTCACCGTAAATAATGCAATTGCGACCGCGGAGGGCGGTCACGAAACAGGAGAACCGTAATGCCTTTCGTGCGTCGCTTTAGAAGCGTACCGACCGAGACTGTGATCCAAGAGATCGAGGGACCGGTTATTGTCGATCTTCCGCCCCCAGGCGTAGTCACTGGGGCGGGTAGTGGGACCGTTTTGGTCGTCGGAGAGTTTGAAGACGGGCCTTTTGCGCTTGACCCAGACACGCCGGAAAACTCTGCAATCTTGCAGCCGTCGGGAACGGCGGGATTTGAGCAGACCTATGGCGGGTTTGGTTTTGTACGCAACGGCTTGGCCGGGAGCGACCCTTGCGCGCGAAAGCATGAGGGAGAGTTCTGGAACGGCAACGGCTGGATCAAGTTGTTCGGTCTGCGCTTCCAAGCGTTCCAGATCGCGCGCGTTGACACCTCCGTGGGCGTGGTGAGCTTCAGCCCGCTGGCGTGCGTAGACAGCGGAGTCAGGAAGCCCACCCCGTTGACCGTGGGCGGGGTATTGACGGTCACGACCGATCAAGGCGGTCCTGCATCGTCAGACCCCATTGCGGCGACTGGCGCGGTGGTGACTGGCGCAGGTGGCACGTTCCCCACGCTTTTTGGCGGCGGTGAGGCAATCGAGATCAAGAGCAATTTCCAGACGGTGACGGTGACGTTTGCGTCCACGGATTCGCTCTTGTCCGATGTCATCGACACGATCAATACGGCATGGGGCTCAGCTATCGCCAGCGACAACGGGGGAGAGCTTGAGCTCACTAACACCGAGGTCTTGGGCACTGGTAGTGTGATCACTCTGTCCGATGTCGTCGGTACTCCGTTGGCCACTTTGGGGCTCAGCGCGGGAACGACAAACGGCACCGGAAATGTCGCCAACTCGTCCCAGGTCACCATGGCAGAAGTGGCAGCGATCGTGAATGGCAGCGCGGCATTGACCGCGATCGGCGTCACGGCATCGGTGACCCCGGATGGAAACCTACGCATCTGCAGCGACACCACAGGCGGCGGCGGAACGGTCCAGCTTGACGCCACGGCAATGCAGGCAGAGCTAGGGTTTGGCCTTACGGAGGCGACATCAGAGGGGCACCCCGGCGGGACAATCCCCGCAGGGACCCGCGTAAGCGCCTCCAGCGCTCCCGGTAGCAGCTGGCTGACCCTGCAGACGCTAGACGTACCACCCGGCGAGGTGGGCCCGTATAATGTGCGCGTACGGCCCACCAATGACGACGGTCAGGCGCTAGGCACCGGAGCGGGGACCGTGGACGTTATGAACGCAGCGGATCAGGTGCCCTGGGCGCAGCTCACGGTGAACAACGCTCAGGCGCTCACAGACGCGCTGTCTGAGCCGGCGATCGATGCCCGATACGACCAGGCAATGACCGCGAGCTTGGCGCTCGATAGCAACCCGTCAGTGATTGCTAACTACCTACTAAGCGCAAGGCGCACCGATGCGGTGGTAACCTCCGGGCAAGCGAACGTTGTCGGGGCAGAGCAGCAGGGCTTGTTCGGTAGAAAATTCGTAACTGGCGCAAAGCTGGGTACCTCTCCGGCCGATGCGTTAGCCGAGCTAGGGACCACAGTTACCCGAACGGATCGAATGTTCTACACGGCGCTTGGGATGGAGGTAACCATTCCTCAGATCGCAGCCCGCGGAGTTGCGGGGGGTGTCGGATTCACCGAGAACGGCGTTATCACCGTTCGCCCGGATGGCCCGCTTACCTCGGTGTGCTGCACGCTAGCGCCTGAGGAGAACCCCGCGCAGTCACTTGACGGTCTGTTGGCTAGATTCTTTGAGGTCAACAACTTCGGCAACGTCGTCAACATCGAAACATACAAGCAGTTCAAGGCCGGCGGGATTTGCGCACCTATTGAAGACCGTGACACCGGGATGCAGTTCCAGTCCGGCGTTACGTCCTCGACGGTTGCGGGGCTCACGACGCAAGCGCGCCGCAAGATGGCCGACTTCCTACAGGACACGTTTGGCGTGTTCGCGAAGCCCTACACCGGGAAGCTCAACACGCAAATACAGCGCGATGGGATCGTTTCTCAGTGGGTCCAGTTTTTGGCGGGTCTTCAGTCCGAAAACGCGCCCGATCTTCAGCGCATTGAGGGCTACGCCGTAGACGATGGGCCTAATGCTGGGAATACGGATATCACGCGGGGTAAGGGTATTTTCTTTATCCGCACCAAGGTGAGAACGCTGAGTTCTCTTGAGAACATCGTGATGCTTTTCGAAGTTGGGGAGCAAGTGATCCTCACGGTTGAAGAGTAGGAGGTCTAGTCAATGACTGATGCAGCAATCAAGGGACAGGAGACCCAATTGATCGCAACGGGCCCGACTGGCCCCGTTACGTTTGAGGTTGAGTCGTTCAACTTCACGTCCATGTTGGAGATCATCCAGCGGGACGTGTTGGGCGAGACCACGCAACGAAAAGACAGCATCTCCAACGGCTACAGTGGTTCGATGACGCTATTCCTGCCCAATGCAGGGGTATTTGACTTCGTCCAGGGCGTGGAAGAGAAGGCTGCTCGACGGGCGCCAGCGAGCACCGTCTACAACATCGTTACTAACTTTGCGTTTCCTGACGGGACCCGTGCGCGGGTTGTGTTTGAAGACGCAGAATTTGGCAACGTAGAAACCACTTCAGGAAGCCGAGCCGACTACGTGACTGTATCCATGGATTGGGAAAGCAGCACGCGCGTTCGAATTGGCTAAAAGCTCCGGCTACCTGCACCAGTGGTCTGCAGGCCCACCGTTCGGGGTGGTGTAGGTGGCCGGGGATTTCCCCTAGACCCGACAGGAGAATCCCCATGACTGACGAATCGGAAAAACTAGTACTCAACGTCCCAGGCAAGCCCGGTCTTTTGGCGGCTGCGTTCAAGGCTCACACCGAGAACGCGCCCGAGAAAGGCAATATGTTCAGCCGTAACACCGTGACCGTTACGATTCTTGACGAGTGGACCGGCGGCGTGTTTGGCGAGCACTTCGTTATAACCCTAGCCGAAGCCACCCCCGACATTGAGTTAGGCGCAGCGAAAGCGTCTGACGGAGAGCCCGCTGGCATGGCGTTCAAGCTTGCTGAGATGTCCATGGTCAAGCTCAACGGCGACACGATCGACGACATCAAGCGAAGTTGGTTGTGGGGGGCTATCGGGCAAAAGGGGCGGCAAGCGGTGTCTCTGCAGTACGCGAAAGAGTTCAGCGCCAACGGTGCCGAGATTGAGGCGGCATTAGGAAACCCCACGGTCGGGACCATGTAGCCCGCTTGATCTACTGGTCCCGAATTTTAGCCTACTCAAGGCTTGACCTGGATAAACACCTGGATGATTTGATGGAATCCATAGTTGCAACGGCACGCTACACGCACACCCCCCTGAGTGAGGTGGTGTCGTTGCCTATGGCTGAGTTTGCGCGAGTCGGCCGGGCGCTTGACCGAATCATCAAGGCCGAGAACACGCCAACGAAGGGCTGACACTGTGGCCGATACTCAATACGACGTATATGCAGAGATCACCCTCAAGACGAAAGCAGCCCAAAAGGCGGCGGACCGTCTTGGGGGTCGGATCAACCGGCTAGGCGGCGCGTTACGCAGCGCGAACTTTGGCGCCACTAATATGGTGGCTAGCATTGCCGCGCTAGGCGCCAGCTATGTAGGTTTCCGCGCGCTGACGGCCACGATCTCTAGCGCGGCCAAGGGAATGTACGCTTTTGAGACGTCGGCGCAGCAAACCAAGCTAGGGCTAGCGACTTTGCTTGATGCGCTGGGGGGCGACAGCAACACATTCGCGCAGGCCAAAGCGCAGGGCATGGAGGTTTACGGAGCGCTACAGAAGGAGGCTGCAAAGACCACTGCGACCACGCAAGACTTGCTTGAAATATTTACTGGCATCGTTGCCCCCGTTCGCGCCGCTGGCGTGTCCATGGAGCGTATACAAAAGCTTGCCGTGGGCGCGTCTCGGGCGGGTTCTGCGCTTGGCATCGACCAAGAGCAGCTAACCCGCGACATGACCCTTCTGGCTGAGGGCAGAGCGGGAATGGACGTAAAAACGTTCAACCGCATGCGGCCATTCCTCAAAGAACAGCTGAACACCACGGAAGAATGGAACAAAGCCACGGCCCCTGAGCGGGTGGCAGAGCTTGAGCGCGTCTTTACGCAAATGTCAGCGGGCGCGAAGGAGTTTGAGCGTTCCATCGGCGGCCGAACGTCGACTTTCAAAGATCTTTTCCAGCAGATCCGCGGAGCGTTTGCAGCTCCTGTCCTGCAGGCGTTTGCAGACAAGCTAGGTGTGATCAACGATTATCTGTTCAAGAACCTAGACACGCTCAAGCAGATCGCTGGAAGCTGGGGCCAGCGGCTGGCTAACCGGTTCAACAGCGTATTCGCAAGCGCGGAATCAATCAGCACCAAGATTGCAGCCAATTGGGACACGATCGCAGCGACCATCAAAGGCGTTGTTGCTCAGCTAAAGCAGATGCTGCCTAAGCTGATGCTAGCCGGCAAGATCTACGCTGTTTCCCAGGTGGCCGCACCGGTGGCTGGTATGGGTCTTCAGGCTGCGGGCGGTTTGTGGAGCGGGGTGGGCTCTGTCGCTGGGGCTGTGACGGGCGGTGGCGCTGCTGCGGGTGGTTCCGGTGTCCTTACCGCCGCCGCAACAGCGGCTGCCCCTCTGGCGGGCGGTGGCGCTGCTGCGGGTGGTTCCGGTGTCCTTACCGCCGCCGCAACAGCGGCTGCCCCTCTGGCGGCGGTTGCGGCCACCATTACGGCGATAGGGATAGGGATAAAAACGCATTGGGCGCAGATCATGCAGTCTGGCATTGGGAAGAACTTGAGAGAGCTTGGCTCGCAATTTGTCTCTCTTGGCAAGAGACTAGGCGGAACGATTTGGAACCTCCTTCGAATAATGGGAAGTAGCTTTGTTCGGCTGCTCCCTTTGTTTAAGCCTGTCGTCAAGCTCATGACTGGATTTGTCTGGGTTCTTAGCCAGCTTGCTAGTGGTCTTGAATGGGTGACCGACAAGCTGGCAAGCATTACGGAAATGATAACCGACGGCATTTTGGACGCGTTCAACAACCTACTGACTCGCTTGACCAAGCAATTCCAGGCAGTGGACGCTTTGCGGGAAAAGTACTCACCTAAGATAAAGACGACTGTCTTTGATCCAAAGGGGAGAACGCGCCGAAGCGGGTACACGGTCATGCCTGCAGCGTCAGACTCTGGCGCAAAGGGCCCGAGTCAACGACCCACAATCGTCAACGATTTCAAGAATTCGCGAATCACCATCAAGCAGGATTTCAGAGACGCAGACCCAGACCGCGTAGCGGTTCGCCTAATGCGTGACCTGGAGAAGGTAGCGGAGCGCCGCACAGAGTCTGACTGGTCGCCAGCCTTTACGACGGGATGACATGAGTTTTCTACCTACCCAGATCCCTACCTCTCTCGAAGACCTCAACCCCTTTGCGGAGACCAGCACGGGCAGCGAGGCCGCCCCTAGCCTTACTATTAGCGAGCTAACCGGGCGGAAGCGTTCGATCCAGCTAAGTCAGCGCGCGTTGCCTCTACGGGCTGACGGTATTGAGTTTGGGGGAGAGACCAGGCGTAAGACCACGTGGTACATGGGAAACCCGGTAGCGACTCAGCAGGTGCTAGGTCCAAAGCTGGACAACACCACCGTGAATGGTGTCTGGAATGACCTATTCATTCGCGGGACTACTACGGTTGACGGCTTTGACCAGAAAGATGTTTTTTACGCGCGGGACCTCGTCAAATACTTTCGCGACATGCAGACGGCAGGCCAGGAACTTGAGGTCAGCTGGGGCCCTGAAAGCCGGCGCGGCTTGCTGGTTCGGTTCACGCCGCGCTACGAGCGCCTTCAAGACATTCTCTGGGAAATGGAGTTTGAGTGGAGAGCGGCAACGTCATCGCCGGTCAAGTTCGTTTTTGTCCCGGAGCCGTTGAGGCCGTCAGCGTTCACCGAGCTGATGAACAAGGTGTCAGAAGTCTACGCTCTTGGGCCTGAAAACGTATTCCCCGACGTAAACGCCATCTTGGTTAGCTCAATAGCCGACCTGCGGAGGGAGGTCTCCAAGATCTTTGGCATACTCCGAACCACTCAAAAGATCGCATCTGTTCCCGCGGAGGTGGTTGGCGCGTTTTCTACGGCGGTCGCATCGATCCGGCTAGAGTTGCTTAGCGAAATGACCCGGCTGGCAGAAACGCCGGTAAACAACGTTACGACCTACAAGAACGCCACAAACACGCTTGAGTCTGAGACCTGGCGGCGGGACATGTCCGCGGCTTTGGATCAGATTCTTGGCTTTGCCGCGCAGGTGGAAGAGACGCTCAAGGAGCGTTCCGAACCCGCCCCGAATCAGACGTTTACGGCGGGCACGCAGACAACGCTTTACGCTATCAGCTTAGAGTTTTACGACACGCCAGACTTTGCGGTCTTTTTGCGTGAGGCTAACTTCCTCGAATCCATGGACGTTCCTGTTGGAACGACTGTGTTGATTCCGCCGAAGCCGACGGGGCTCACGCCGTGACGGTCATTTACCCAAGCGCGCGCGTGCGTTTCCAGATGCGCTTAGAGGAGTTCGCGAACACCGAGCGCCTGGATTCGACGCTGGAGAACCAGCCAAAGGGCGCCGCTCCGGCTGACGTGATACCTGCGACAGAAGCCGGCAAAGATGCCGCGCTGACGAAGGTCTGGGACGAGCTGTCTGCTCTTGTGCGTAGAAGATCGGAGCTAAGCCGCGAGGAGTTCAACGACCGCAAAAGCAGGCTTGAGGCTCAGCGCGACCGGCTTCTAAGCCAGGCGGTTGAGGGGCAGGAGCAGGAGCCCGCCAGCCTTGCCGGCAACGATCCCGACGATTCGGTGGTGATTGGCTCGATTCAGCCCATAGAGGCCGAAATACAGCGCAACGGGATAAGGGCCGCGGACGAGTTCAGCCTGCTAATCGACCACCGAGATCTACCAATGGACCCTAGAGCGCTGCGCGCTTGCTCGGTGGTCATTGAGATCGGCGCGGTTGCGCCACAGCTCTACTCTGATGGGGTCAACGGCCAGCGCGCGGACGGTGAGCTTTTGAGTCTAGTCGACCTTGAGTTTGCGCCGGCTGATGGCGCGTCAGAGCTTGTGGCTAACGTTGGGACACGCCTAACGGGCTGGGTCGACGATTGGGCGGTCAACTGGGAAGACGACGGCGACACAATACGGGTTTCGGGCCGTGACATGACGTCCTTGCTGCTTGATACGCCGCTGCTGCAGCAAGACAGTATTGACCTGAACCTGCCGATCCGGCTGGGGGTTGAACGACTAGTCAACCAATACAAGGCAATGGCAGAAATGAAGGTGGTTTACGGCACGCCTGGGGCGCCGGAGGCCGGCAACGGCCCGGTGCCTTCAAAAGCCATCGCCAAAACACGCAAGGTGAGGAAGGGCAAGGGGGCCCAGCGAGCAAAGCAGACGCGCACAAAGATGAAGGTGTGGGACCACATCACGGACACCTGCATTGCGCTTGGCCTGACTCCCATGGTGCGAGAGAAAGCCATTTACTTGATGAAGCCACGCACGTTTTACAGCGAGCGGGGGCCGGCTGTGGCTGTGGCCGCATATGGCGGCAACATCAAGACGCTGCAGCTGGACCGCAAGTTGGGAGGGGTGAAGGTGCCTACCATTGAGGTCAGATGCTACGACAGCGACAAGGGCATCGTTCGATGGGCCCGCGCGCCACGGATTCCCGGCGTACCGTCCTCAGGCGATCTGCGCAACTCACCTCCACCCCTAGGCGGACGCCGAGCGAATCAGGTTGAGCCAAGCGGGGTGGCATCCGACCGGATACAGACGTTCGTGATAAAGGGCATCAACGATGCTCGGCAGCTAGAGGACGCAGCAGATGCGATATTCGAAGAGCTGGGGCGGCAGGAAACGCAAGGGCGCCTGACTACCGATGACATCACGAGCTGGGGCGGTGACCGGATTGGCGATTTGCTCAACCTGCAGAGTGGAGACGCTATCAGGATCGTCACGGTGCCACCCCGCGACCAGACGACCCCACAAGAGCAAACCACGACTAGCGAGCAGGAACTACAGGCGCAGACGATTAGCGCCCGTGCGGAGTATCTAGAGGCTCGTGGCTGGCGCCGAGAGTTTGCCCGCCGGATGGCCGAGACCATGACCGCGGCCACAGTCGCAAACGGCAGTGAGTTTCGGGTTAGCGAAAGTACTATCAAATTCAGCCAAGAAGAGGGCTTGAGCATTGATGTGGGATTCCGCAATTTCCTTGTCATCCGGGAGCAGGCAAACGAGGCGACCCCACAGGGCCCAGGGGCCGCGGCGGCGGCGCTGGCGGGCAATCGCCAGGACGACACGAGCAAGCAGCTTCTAGCGGCATCTGAGGCCAATAGAGACCTCACAGCGGCGGCGGCGGCCGGCAACAGTTCGCCGGATGATTTCGCGGAGGGCGGCCGCGTCACGGATGAGCAGCTTTTGGCGGCGACGCAGAACAGGCGGCGGAAATGAGACGACCCGTAAGCACGCGCAAAAGCCCGGATATGGTGCGGATCGGCGAAGCCGTATCACAGCCGGGCATTGACCCGAGCAGCTGGGCAAACATCGCGAGGGTGGACGACGACCCTGACGCTATTACGTGGGATGAGGAAATTGGCTGGATCGTAGACGTCACGTTCCAGGGCGGGAAACTTGACCAAGAGGGGCCCGTCCCGTGTCGTGTGTCTGCGCCGTTCGCCGCAAAGATGGAGCTGGAAAGCAACCCAATTGCTCAGGGCTGCGAGGTACTGGTTGTGCTGCCTGGCGGCGACGCAAATGAAAGCCCGATGATCGTGGGTCAGATGAGCAATTCGGGTGACTGCCCGGTGCCGCTGGCGTTCCGCGCGCAGGGCACAGAAAGCGCACCTACGCCCATCACAGAGAGCCTTATGCTTGACACGCACGTGCTAATCACTGAGCACAGCAAGCGCCAGCAGGTGGGGGCCTACTGGCGGTGTGACGCAACGGACGCCGCCGGGCTGCACGCGGAGGGCGTGACGCTGGCCGATCCAAACGCTACGCAGGCCTACGTGCGAGGGGATGAGTTTGGGGAGGCCCTTGGGGCGTTCTGCGACGGCGTAAACACCATGACAGAGCTTGCCGTCACTGCATTTGCGGAGCTGGAAAAGTTGGCGGTAGGCCCTATTGCGCCGCTGAAGCTGTTCACCAAAGCGGTCGGTGACGCGCTGGCCGGTTTTGGCGGATGGACGGGACTACCTGGGCCGCCTGACCCATCGGTAACGATCACTCCGGTCCCGTTCTCGGCCAGCACTGCAGGCCGGCTGAAAGCGACAATTGCGGTCGCCCCTGCGGGCTGGCTGTCAGCTAGGATCAAGGGCGAGTAGACTCCGTCCAGAGGGAAAAGATGCCGATTACCATTCAATTCAGCCAGCCTACGCCGGGCGTTTTCGCGCCCGACACGTCAGTGCGTACCGGCTTGGCTAGTGAGCCGGTGACCATCATCACCAGCGAGCCGGCATCTGCGGTGCACATGCGGGCGGTACCCTATGGCGTGACGCCGCCCGTAGTGACGGGTGGGCCCACCGTTTGGGTTTTCACGCCCGACCCTACATTTGAGGGGGGCGCGTACAGCCTGCAGGCTGAGGCCACCACGGGCGAACTAGGACCCCGCAGAGAGTTCGGCATACCACATCCGTTCACGGGGCTCATTAGCCCAAACTGGAATGCGGGAGGCGATCCCGACGGAAACGAGCAGAACAAGGGGCCGGCAGTCGTTGCGGCGAGCACCGACAACGCCCCCGACGCATATTGGCCGACCGGTAACCCGTCGGGCTGGACGCGCGATAAGCAACAGCTTGAGCAATATATAAACGACAACGCAGCAAGCTGGGGCGGTGGCGGCGGCTCCGGTCTGGTCGCCGACTTTGTTTGGGACCCTGTAGGCGGGGCTGCGGCGCCTAACGTCTTCGACGATGTTGACCTTTTGATCGCAGCGCTTGGGGCTACCCGAGGGACAAAGCGCCTTG